GCCGAAGGCGCCCAGCTTGTACAGGGCAATGCCGCCAGCAGCAGTGGTAGCCGGCTCAGTCATGTTCACTCTCATCAAGGAGCCCTGCAGAAGTCGCCTGCCATGGCATTGCGTGGAATGGGCGCCGCCTTCCCGTGGGGAGGGGTAACAGGTCAGCGGCAGAAACTTGAGCCGAGCACTTGGATTGGCAGCCATGGGGACATGGCCAGCGCTTCGGCAAGGTCATCGGGATGGATCAGGATTCGCTCGAGCTGGATGCCACGCCGCTGCGCTTCGTAGTACCAGCGCTTGATGCGGTGCTCGAGCGTCATTCCGGACTCCAGAAATGAAAAAGCCCGGCCAAAAGACCGGGCTACGCAAGGTTCCTACCATCAGGCAGGAAGGCGCTCATCACGCCCGCGGAAAATTATCTACAACGTGCGCGAGGAATCAAGAGCCCACAAAAAAGCCCAGGCGTTTCGGCCAGGGCTTTGGGTTGAACTTCGTTAGGGGGAAGTTCGAGTTATGGAAAGAAGTGTGTGCCAGCCGCACATTTCTGTCAATACGTTATAACAGTCCATTTCTATGCCGCCTCCAGCATCACACTGATGACGTTGGAGACCGGGATCAGCGCCTGCTTGTCCACGTCATCGCAGGCCAGGAAGCAGGCGTCGACGAAGGGCTCCCACTCACGCGCCCAGTTGCGGGAATCCAGGATCACCTCGCGAACGTCCAGCAGCCAGAACCGAAACGCTTCGGCCGAGGGCAGCGGATCGGGCGCAGCGCTCTGGCCGCCCTGGTGCATGCGCCGGTACCGGTGGAGCACGCCGGCGGCGACATGGCGGGCGCGCTCGAACTTCTTCGCGTACATGCGTTCACCGCGGCTGTAGGCCAGCTCGAACACCAGAGCTTCAGCCTCTTCGCGCAGGTCATCGCTGTCGCCCGGGGCGTACATGTGGTGGCCGAACAGCTGGAGCCGGCGCGGCAGCGTGGCGATAGCCGACTGGATGCGCCCAGCCAGGGCCCGGTGCGCGCAAATGCCCACCGAGTTATCGAGCTCGGTCTTCTGCACCCCGACGCCCAGCTCCTGGATCATGGCGAAGTGCGCCGCGTTGCTGTTCCATTGCGAATAGAGGCAATCGTGCCAGGCAGTTCTCGCGCTATTCAGTCGCATGGTCCTTCTCCCCCTTGATCAACCCGTATTCCCTCAAGATCGCCATGTTCCAGGCGACGTACTCAGCCAACGTCAAACCGCAGTCTCCGTCCGCGTGGCCCCACAACGGCGGCAGGTGCAGGTCTGCAAGCGCTCCCCCAGGCTGTGCCAGGTGTACGCACCTCCCCAGCAGCAACCGAAGAACAGGCATTTCCAGGTCATGCGACGTCTCCTTTCTTCAGATCGCGCACCAGGGCGCGGTACTTGGCTTTGAGCGCCTTCAGCTCCTCGATGGTGTAGCGCTGGGCCTCGTGCGGGCCTTCCAGCCAGCCCACCTGGTCGGCGCCGATGCGCTGCACCAGGCGGATGCGGTACTCCACGGCGTTGCCGGAGAGGTCGCGATTGCATCGCACGCACTGCTTGTGCACGTTCAGGGGCTCGAAACGCAGCTCCGGGCAGGAGCCGGTCGACCGGTAGTGGCCGGCGTCCCAGCGACTGCCGGTGATTAGGCCGGCATCGTTGGTGGTCGAGTCGCAGCTGATGCAGGGCTGATGACGGTCGCGCTCGCGGATGTAGGCGTTGAAGGCCTGCTGCGCCTCGCGGAGATGGTCCGACCGGCTCTTCAGCTTCTCCTTGCGGGCCTTGAGTTCCCGGCGCTCGCGATCCTGAATAGCCTTGCGGGCACGCTCGGCGTGGACGTCCTTGGTGGCCAGGGCGCAGGCCGGCGAGCACACACGCTGCCCCAGGCGCTGCGGGACGAACGTGCTACCGCAGGCGGCGTTCTGGCAATTCTTTGGGCGAGGAGGCTTGGCAGTGAGGGTCATGCTGCAGCCCCCATCTCGCGCTGATACCGCATGTACTCCGAGTCCTCCGGGTGCGGCAGGTAGATGCCGTGCTCCGAAGCCCAGGCGTCCACGCAGGTCATGAAGGCGTGCATTTCGCCCTTGTCGAGCTCGCTGGTGTGGCGCAGCTCGTGGCGCTCAGTGACTTCCCCGGTCTTCAGGTTGATGTCACGGATCAGCTCTTCGCCAAGGAAGGTCTGCTTCAGGTTCCGCTTCACGTTCTCCATGTTCATTGGCGCGCCGGTGGCGAAGGTGGTCTTGCCCATGCGGACGAAGAACTGGGCGATCTCCTCGCACCACTTGTGGAACAGGGCGTTCTGCGGAAGGCTGCGGCCGGCGCCGGTAATGGCCACGTTGCAGGGGAAACCCTTACGGCGGATGGCGGCCTGCAGTGCGGCAAGGTCGCTGATCTGGGAGAGGCGGATTTTCTCAGCCATGGCTCACCTCCCGCATGGCCGCCTCAGCGGTCATGGCCGGCATCTGCCAGTCGTAGGCGCGGTTGAAGCACAGCGGGTCCATGCGGATATGGCGGTCGGGCTGGACCTCGCCGCGGATGTCGAACCAGGCATCGCCGATCTTGGTCAGGACGTGCTCGCCGTCGTACCAGGGCTCTGCCTGGGGAAAGACCTGCTTCAGCGCCAGGTACACGCGGAAGCAGCCGCCGTGAAGGCCCCAGCGGGCCATATCCGGGTGCAGTTCGCGCAGAGCGGACAGGAAGGCGTGAATGTCAGGCATGGGTGGCCTCCTTGCGATAACGCGCCTGGCGCTTCTTCGCGCAGGACTGGTGGTCACCACGATTGCGTACCTTGCCGCATTCGTCGCAGAGGTGCGGATGCTCCAGGCCGGCGGTGGCGATCTTGCCGAGGTTGGGCTTAGTCATGGCGAACCCCTGCCGCCGGGCGACGGAAGAACATCGATAGGGCCCACTCCGCCTTCGTCAGGGCGCGCAGATCAGCCATGCGTGCGCGGTTCAGTGCGCGATGGTGCTCGGCATTGGCTTTCTCCATGGCTGATCGACCGAGCCAAGCAGCAAGGCGCTGCTGCAGAAGGTCGCCAATCATGGCGACGGGGCTCCCCTTCTCCTTGATCCCGGACCGAAGGTAGCGGTGGTAATACGGCTGCCCGAGCCCGCTCTGGATGACGACACCGAGTTCGTAGGTCGAGTACTCCGCGAAGCCGTTCGGCCCGAAGCAGCCGAGACGGCCTCCGGAGACAGCCTTGGCGCCGAAATATTCCATGTCGCCCCAGGCAAAGATCACCGGGCAGCCAGTGGCGGCCTGCAGATCACGCGCCTTATCGAGTTCAACCTCAGTCGGATGCGGGCCTTTGACCTCGACGTAAACGCCAGCACCGGGCAGGTAGAAGTCCGGCAGGTACCAGCCGAGGCGGGTGTTGATGGGCTCAGGCTCGTAGATCCACTGGATGCCCAGTGCATCCATAAAGCCGGCCCAGCGGGTTTCCGAGTGCGAGCGCATCCAGTAGTCCTGGAAGCGATGGACAGTGCTACCCATTTACTTCTCCCTCCCCTTTCTGCATTTCTTCCACCTTGGCCACCACGTCGGCCTGGTGCTGGCGGCGGGCTCGCAGCTCACGGCGGCGATCCCAGCGCTTCTGTATTTCCTTGCGGCGGCGACGTTCCTGCAGCTCGTCGCGAATGGCCTGGAGCTTCTGGCGGGTGGCTGGGTCCGGCGCACCCATGGCACCGGTCAGCAGGCCGGCGATGGCTTGGCCGTTCCCAGTCGGGCTTTCCAGGTTGTGCTGGAGCAGCAGGCGATCAGCCTCGGGGGCCGGCAGGCGCTTCAGGTCGCGGGCCTGCTCGATGGCCCGGGTGCGCAGCTGCGGGTCGAAGCCGATGGAGACCGACCACTTCACAGGGGCCGCATCGCGGCGCGCTTCCGTTACCAAGCGGTCGTAGGCGCTGATGAAGGCCATCCGGGCGCCGACCTTGTCGCGAGCATCCAGCAACGGGCGAGCGACCTGCAGGGCGGACAGGATTTCCCCGGTCATCACCACCGTGTCGCGCTCGTCGCCGGCCTGCAGGGCAATGGACCAGGCCTCATCACGGCCAGGGCGACCGTCTTCGGCATGGATTCGCTGGAGCACAGCGGCGAGGGTCAGCTTTCCCGTCAGCTCGCGGCGGCAGGATTGCAGTGCCCCGGCGATCACCTCCACCGGGTACTCAGCGAGGTCCTTCGCCATCAACTCGGCAGCGGTCGCACTGAGCACCTGCCCAATGGTTTCGGCGGTGGCGCAGATGGCCACGGCCAGTTCGGCTTGTTCGTCAGAGGAAAGCATTGGCCTTGCTCCCTTCGCGGATGTTGCGGGCTGCCTCTTGGGCGGCGTTGAGGTTGGCCTGGGTGTCCTCGATCTGGCGGGCGGTGCGGGAGTTCATCTGGCGACCGGTGAACCACTGGGTCCGGTAGCTCTCCGCGCCCTGGAGCAGGTTGCCGAGGCTGTGGCTGGAGTTGATCAACTTGGCGTCGTTGATCCGGAGGTAGAACGCGGCGACCTTCGGAGCCTCTTCAGCGCCAAGGCGGTCGACCAGCTGGGTGATCTGTCCTGCGACCTTGGCGTTCCACACCGGCCACACCGAGTAGCGGATGCGGTAGGCCATGGCGTAGTTGGCCCAGGCCTTGTAGGTCTTGCAGGTAGGGTCTTTCGGCCCCGGCATGTCGGCGGGAATCTCACAGCGTGGCTCGTTCGTCGAGTTGTCGACGATCAGCGCCAGTTCGCCGCCCTTGGCCGGCTCTGCCGGACGGGGGCTGCAATCCTGATTGGTAATCTGACTGGTTTCCTGATTGGTACCCTGATTACTGGTTTCCTGATTTGTCGGAGATTTTTCCGACCCATCTCGGATTTTTTTCCGACCACCCTCGGATTTTTTTCCGACCTTGCTCGGAATATTTTCCGAGGTAGAGCGGATTTTTTTCCGACCCTCTGCGACCTTCTTGGTCGGATATTTTTCCGACCCATCCAGCTTTCGATTCCACTCCCTGCCTTTCTTGGTCAGGCGCACCAAGGTGATGCTGTTGGTGCTCGACAGCTCGATCACGCCAGCGCCTGCCAGGGTCTTCAGCAGGCGGTAGACGGTGTCGGGCTTATCGGTGAGCAGCGGCAACTCCTCCATTACCTTGGCCTTGCTCAGCGCGTAAAAGTCACCATCCTTGGTCTCGATTGGTTTGGCCCAGCTCGGGCACTCGTAGACGAACGCAAACAGCAATGCCTGCTGTGCGTTCAGGCCCCACTCAAGGGCCTTGACCTGGTTGATGGTGACGGTGAACTGCATGATCAGGCGTCCTGCTGTTCGATAGCCTGCTCGGCAGCCTGAATCAGGGTTTCCGCCTTGGCCGACAGGGCGCGCAGGCCGGCTATCAAGCCGGGAAGGTGCTCGCGGTCCTGCTGGTTGATCACCAGGTCATCGAAGACCTGGGCGCCGATCCCGGCCACGTCACCCATGCGCCCCATCAGGCCGCTGAAGGCTTTCATCGGGCCCATGCCCTCAATGCCGACCGGGCGGACGGCCAGCAGGCCATAGCGACCAGCCAATTCGATCAGGCAGCGCTCGCGCCATTCAGGCAGCAGGGACTGAACCCAGGCTTCTTCGATCCAAGCCGGGAACTCGACGGTGTCGGCGGCCAGCCAGCGCTGGACGCGCTTCAGCCAGGCGCCGGCAGCGCGGGAATAGGTTTGAGGGTCACAGGTGCGGGTCATCGACTCGAGGTCGGGAACGTCCTTGGCGGCTGCCTTGTCCGGCGCCATGGCGTACAGGGCGCGGCTCAGGGCTTCGGCGAAGTCTTCCTTGCTCATGCTGGTACGGCTCAGCATGTCGGCGGCGTGGGCAATCAGTACGGTGTCGCGGGTGCTGCTGTGAGTCTGCTGTCTGTTACTGGACATTTCGACAACGGCCTCCTGGCCCTACCTTGTCATTACTTGATCAACCGACAGGGAGTCCCCCATGCCGACCGACCTTTCCGAATTACGCGGCGAACTACTCGCCCTTCGTTGCTACGTGGCAGCCCTGATCCAGGTGCTGCCCCTCTCCTCTCAGCTGCGACTACCGGCAGCCTTTGAAAACCGTGCGGACCTGATCCGCGATCAACTCGACGAATCCGGACAAGCCGGGTTCGCCCGCGCAGCGACTTCGCTGGCGGTTAGGCGGCGTGAGGTTTCTCGGCTCGCTTCAGTGCCGGGCACAGGTCAACGGCCTTGAACTCGCCATCGGTTTCAGCCTCGGCGCGCAATGCGGTGACTGCGCTCATGCCGTGCTTCTCGCGAACCCAACCGGAGACGGTTCCTTGATCGACGCCCAACCTTTCAGCGGTCTTGGTCTGGGTGCCGAAGTGGTCAACCAGGTCTTGGAAGATGCTCATCTCATATCCTCATACGGGAATACCCATAATGTAGAACATGGGAATACCCGTTTGCAAGGGTATGGGAGCGCCCGTAATACTCGCGCGATGGAATACAAAGACCGAATAAAGACTGCTAGGAAGCACGCCAAGCTGACGCAGGTGGAGCTGGCCAAGCTCGTAGGGATCGACCAAACGTCGATCTCAGACCTTGAGCGCGGAAAATCTCAAAGTTCTAGCTACAACGCTCGCATCGCTGCGGCTTGCGGAGTTAGCTCTTTGTGGCTGGAAGACGGTCTCGGTGAGATGGTCGATGCGGGCGCATCATCCGATCAGACCACGCTGGTTTTAGCCCAAGGCCAAGGCAAAACAAGTACCGCCGCCGATTTGGTACGCGCAATGCTTGCCACAAAGGCCGGTAAAGCTCTCTCGACGGTCGCGCAGGAGCGCCTGATGGCAGCTGCTGATACGATTCCGGAGTCATCCGCAGGGCACTCCAGCAACGTCATCGCCGGAGATTTCCCGCGGCCGCCCCGGCTTGTGGACGGCGACATCCTGATTCCACAGTACGACGTGCGGGCCAGCATGGGCCACGGCCAGGTGCCGGCCGACTACGCCGAGTTCGTGCGCAACGTGGTGGTCAGTGGCCCGCAGCTGGAGAAGCTGGGCCTGGAGTACACCTCCCCCGCCAATCTCTCGATCATCACCGGCTGGGGTCAGTCCATGGCTGGCACCATCGAGGACAAGGACCCGCTGATCGTTGATCGTGGCGTGACGGAGTTCGCTGGCGATGGCATCTACGTCCTGACCTGGGACGACCACCTCTATATCAAGCGCCTGCAAAAAGCTGACACCGATCATTTCGACCTGATTTCCGACAACCCCAAGCACAAGGATCGCGTGGTGCATGTGGATGAAGTGACCATCCATGCCCGGGTGCTCTATGTGTGGCGAGGGATGAAGGTTTAGCCGACAACAAGACAAGGAGGTCGCCGATGCGCGCCGTTGTTCCGCTACTTGCTCTGACATTGATGGCTGGGTGCGCGCAAGCGCCTAAGCCGATCGAGTTCGGAACTTTCCCGGTTTCCGAGTACCAGGCACTTCCGAAAACCGGTACCAGCACCATCGCCGGCCAGATTTTCATGAAGACCCGAGGTGGGGATGTGAAGTACGGAGCGGGTACCGAAGTCGTACTCGTCCCCGTCACAAGCTACACAACCCCACTACTCGAGGCCTACCAGCAGGACCGCCCTATCACCGCTCCTGATCCGCGGGTGAAGGAGTACTCCCGGCGCATGCTTACAGATGGCACTGGCAGCTTCCGTTTCGAGAAAGTTCCAGGTGGCTCCTATTACGTGATTGGCAGCGTGAGCTGGGAAGCCCCTACGCAGTGGGGACTTTCCAAACAAGGCGGCCACCTCCTGTCGCCGGTGACTGTTGAGGAAGGACAGGAAGCTCGCGTTATCGTCACCAAGTAGGAATTTGCCATGCGCGCTATTGCCATCGTTCTCGCTGCTCTAGCCATCTCCGGTTGCGCCGCCAACATGACCAAGGAGGAGGTTTCTCAGCCGCTACAGATACCAGCGGACGCCAAGTCCCAGCTGGTCATTAATTTCAAGGGTGCGGGGAAAGTTACAGGAAGCGCCGACTGGGCACGCCTGAAATCAGCATGGCGGGCCGCACTGCAGAGCGAAGCGTCGACCTACGGTCTCGCGGTATCCGAACAGGCCGGCGAGGTCAGGTCCGGCACCACTCAAGGACTGCTTGTGGTGATCGACGTTTCCGATTTCCGCTATGTCACCGAGTCCAAGCGTGCTTCTTTCGGCTTCTGGACCGGCAATGCCTGGGTAAATGCCGAGGTGACTTATCTTGATGCCCAGACGGCGCAGCAATACGGAGAACGGAACTACAACACCTCCTCCTCTGCTTGGGAGGGCGTCTTCTCGGCCATGACCGACGTGCAGGTGCAGGCGATCGCCAAGGACATGGTGGACGAGATCAGAGCGGCCAAGGAGATTCCCGGCTCCAGCCAGGCAACAGTTACCTCCTCATCTTCAGCGCCAGCCCAGTCGCGCGAGCAACAGCTGGAGCAGCTCAACCGGGAAGGCCTGAGCTACGAGGAGTACCAGCGGCGGTACAAGGCGATCACTGGGCAATGATTCCGCGCGTTTTTGCCACCTTTCTCGTTTGCTCGCTGCTAGCTAGTTGCGCAGCCACCACGACCATGTGCACCTCGCTGCCCTGCTACCCGGCTGATGCCATGAAGAGCTCGACGGACGGGCGAGAGGCCATCCCAATTGATTGCTCAGGGCCTGGCTTCACTTTGGAAGAGTGCTATGCGCGGGCAGACGCTGTATGCGGACGCGCGGGTTACGACATCGTTGACAGTTTCAGTTCTGGCGGAACGATAACGTCGTCAGCCGAACTTCACAGCGGCCCAAACAGCCGCGCCATCATTGTCGCGTGCAAGCCAGAGCAATAATCGCGGAAAGTACCAGCGGCGGTATAGGGAGATTGTGGGGCAGTGAGCATGACAGCGGACAGGATGCGATGAGCGAAATCATACTCACGGATGAGCATATTCAATATCTGCTCACCGTTCCCAAGCGAACAAAGACGCCCAATGCACGCTGGCGCGTCCAGAAAAAATCTCGGCAACGCAACTACGAACTAGAGTCCGAGGACGGCACGCTCAAATTTTCCCTCTATCTGCGACAGAACATGCGAATCGCTGAGTCTTTCTCCTGCGGCCTGCTCTATTTTCATGCTGGCGGCGAAAAAGTGACCCTGGCCCGCTACAACGGTAGCGATCATCCGCATGACAACCCGCTAGATGGCACCCGCTCAGACAACCACTGTCATATCCATCGCGCAACTGAGCGCTATATGGCCATCGGGCGGAAATCAGAGCATTACGCAGAGAGCACTGAGCGCTATTCCGATCTCAACGGCGCTTTGCGGGCAATAGTCGAAGACTGCAGGATCTCAGGCATTCGTCTCGCCAACTCAGCGGACGAAGACGATAATGACGAAACAGACGAGCACCAGTTGGATCTAGACCTAAAGTGAACATCGACGTATCGGCCCTTCAGCAGCAGCTCTGCAACACGTTCTGCCAGGACGTGAAGGTCAGCCTGGGCGATGGTTTTGCGCGGGTCAACCTTCCAATGACAGGGCGCGATGGAGATGGCTTCGCCGCATACCTGCAGCCCATCCCTGCTGGATGGCGCATCTCGGACATGGGTACCACCATGATGCGCCTGAGTTATGAGAACGATCTTTCGAAGCTGTTTACCGGCTCACGCGGCAAGCTATTCGAAACCATTCTTAAGGAAAGCGGCATTTCCGAGGATGACGGAGACCTCTATCTAGAGGTGCCGGCTGACGCCATATCGCGCGGATTATTCACCCTCGGGCAAGGTATCACTAGGGTTGAAGATTTGGGGCTGTGGACACACAGCCGAATCGAATCCACTTTCTACGAAGACCTGGCTGCCGTGCTGGAATCCATCCTTCCTCCAGAGCAGTTGGAGCGCGGTTATGTTGTCCCTGGCGTGCCGAATGGCGACTCGTATCCGGTCGATTATCTGATCCGCACCAAGGGTCGCCCGCTATATCTGTTCGGGGTAAACAACAAAGAGAAGGCAATGCTTACCACTATCATCCTGCAACACCTGATAGCGGCAAAGCAGGACTTCGACTCAATGGTAATCTGCGCAAATATTGAGGATATCCCCAAGCTCGACAGGCGCAGACTGACGAATGCAGCAAACGATGTAGTCGCCACAATTCAGGACACTGACGTCATTCGAAGCAAAATCGAGCATCGCATCAGGGCGTAGCCCACGACTCATTACCAAGCCCCGCCACCGAGCGGGGCTTTTCGTTTCCGCCCTCCCTTTCCTCCTGCTCCGGCACTGGATAGCATTGCGCCATTAGCTCGCAGTGGAACCAAGGAATGGCTCGCTTCTCCCTCACGCAGGAACTCTCCCGCATCCTTCTTCGTCTTGGCCTAGGCCTCGGCTTTGGGCTGCTAATGTGGTTCGTCACCGCCCAGGTCATTACGCATACCTTCAGCAACATGCAGGAAGAGATGCTGGCCAAGAATCGGGCCGCTCAAGCGAAGGCACAGGCGCAACTGCGGGAAGTTCAGGCCCAGCAGGAAGCCAGACGCCTGCAGCGCCAGCACCGGCAGACAATGTCCGAGGAGGAGGCGCGACGCCAGGCCGCTATTGAGTCACAACGGGCTGTCGAGGCCCAGCGCGCTCGCATCGATGAGCAGCGCCAGCACGATGCTGCCTGGGAGAGCTTCTACAAGCCGATGCGAGGCTGCGAAATCTGGCAGAGCGACTCCCACATGGTGGAGTGCCAGAACCACAAGATCCGCGCCAAGCGTGAATTCGAACAGAAGTGGGCGGCCGGCGAGCTCAGCTCTCAAGGGTGAGGCAACAATTGAAGCCACCAAAAGAAATCACTAGCTCGGCACATACTGAAGCCTGGTGGAGCAGCCCGGGCGTTCTCTATTTTCTTGGCGTGGGTGAGCCACGAATCGCCGTCAAGATTGGGATGCTCGCTCAAACGGGCGGCCAAACACTTAAGCAGGCAATACTGCGTCGTCTTCGGCAAGTCCAGTCGTCCAACCACGAAGCTGTTGAGTTGCTAGGCGTTGTCCTCTTCACAGAGGGGAAGTACCCGACGCGATTGGCCGAAGTCAAAGAGCGTGAGCTGCATATCCAATTCGCTCATCTTCAGCGCTTCAAGGCTCACACCCGTGGCGCCGAGTGGTTCACCTGTGCGCCAGAGATACTGGACACGATCAGGGATATTGCCATCTCCCCGGATCTTCTAGGCTTGCCTAGGTACGCCTGCACACCTCGAGACTGACAACTGAGGAGCTATCCTTCGACAGCTCGAAACACTGAGGAAGAAACCATGTGTGGCCGCATCGCCCAAGCTGGCCCCTTCAGCGAGATCGTCGCGCTGATCAACATCTGGACCGATCCGGTTACCGTCGAAGAAACAGGGCCCCGCTACAACCTGCCCCCGACTGCGAAGGCGCGCCTACTGAATGTCGAGGGCGATGACCTGGTGGCGCAGCGTGTGCGCTGGGGGTGGCGTCCACATTGGGCGACCGACAAACCGGCGCCGATCAACGCCAGGGCCGAGAAGGTCGCGCATGGCCCCTTCTTCCGTGCGGTCTGGCCGCACCGGGCACTCTGCCCTATTGATGGCTGGTTCGAATGGGTGAACGAGGGGGGTCCGAAGAAGCAGCCCTACTTCATCCGCCGGCGGGATGGGGCGCCAAGTTTCTGCGCCAGCATCGGCCAGTTCCCAGGAGGCGCCCATGAGCCCAGCGAACACGACGGCTTCGTGATCATCACCGCGGACAGCCAGGGCGGCATGGTCGACATACACGACCGCCGGCCAGTGGTGTTCTCCCCTGCCCTCGCCCAGGAATGGCTCGACCCAGCCACGCCGAAGGAACGCGCCGAGGCGATGATTCTGCAGCAAGGAGAACTGTCGGATGTCTTCGAGTGGTTCAAGGTCGACCCGGCCGTGGGCAATGTGCGCAACGATTACCCCAGTCTGGTCGAGCCAATCTGACGGCTGTGTGGAGGCCCTTCGTCGGGTTTCCTCAACCACTCTTCTACTGGAGTCCATATTGGGTGTCCGCCCACCTGAGACGCACCTGCCGGAGGCCGCCATGAACAGACGAGACTTCCCAGGGCATTCCGCCTGGACCGAAACCCGCATCAACGGCGATCACGTACTAGCCTTCGTCGCCATCCAGCCGCACAACAGTGAGGACGAACCTCGCTTTCACCAGGTCTATGACCGCTCCTACTTCGTACGCCGTTCGGATGCAAGCCAGGCAGCCGAAGACGCCCTGAACAAGCTGAAACAGATCGACGAGCACGGCCGGCCCTGGTTTAACTCAGCGGAATGCTGACCGGTGAACTAGCCTTCCAATGCCGCCACCAACAGCGGAGGAAGAACTATGTCAGACCGGGAGAATATCCACGCCGCGCTCTACCGGATCGGTCAAAATCAGGCCTCCCTAGCCTGTGCCATCGCTGAGCTCGCCAGTTGGGCAGAACAGTGCGGGCAGCCAGAGATCGCGAACAGTGTGAGGTCGCGGTTGCATACCCTGCTGAGCAATGCAGATACCATTTCCCAGTCAATTGCCGACTTGGCCGACCCGCCCCAAACGCACACACCGAAGTAAGCTCGGGGTAGGAGGGGCGCCGCCCTACCCCATCCGTGCGAGTTCGCGCTTCACCAGGCTCTGGTACTCCTGCGGCCATTTCACTATCGACTGGCCTTCAGAAGATTTCTGGCTTTCGGCAATCGAGACTTCATATTCTCACTGGATGGCCCTAGGTGGTTCTTGGCTGCCAACCCATTTCGAACCATTGGCTGGGCGGCATAATCATCGGCGATGGCCTGCCAACGTTCGCAGGCGGAAATTTCTGACGCATAGTCCTTTGCCTTTCTGCTGAGGATTGCTACTCGCAGAAAATAGAAAGGCGCCGCGCACAAGCGCTCACCTGTAGGTTGCTTCCAGTAATTGGCTTCTTCTGCCTCGCAACACCTGAGCATGGTGGGGAGGTCGTGTTTCCCGGTGTCTGCGTGCGCATAAGTAGGCAACCCATCGACTTTCGCCTGCAATCCCATTGAGTCCAGGGAAATCGTTTCCCGCGTAGACTCCCGGCGATCTAGTAAGCCCCTGAAGAACTCGATGATTCGGCCCATAACACCTCCTTGGTGGTGGACCGATCATTGTAGGTCGCTCGGATTTAGAACGGCGCCTCGACCAGGTTCTGAACCACCATCTCATCCACGGGCGCCAGCTCCTCGGCTTGCTGATCGTTCTCGCTCTCCAGGTGCCAACGCAGCTTCACGCTGCCGTCGTCATTGAAGGTCATGTCGATTCCGTCTTCTTCGCTCAGCAACTCCATCACTGCATTCCAGGCCTCGTCGGTATCCGTGTCCAGCCGGTGAACCGTCACGCAGTGCTCCGCCTGCGCCTTGGGTGAATTGATCATTGCGGATACCCGAAGCCCCAGCTTTTCCAGGCCGGTGAGTTCGCGACGTTCGGATTGCTTCGGGGTTTCCTGCTTGGCCATGGGCGCCTCTCCTTTTACTGTATATCCATACAGTAATTTCTGAATCGTCTTACGGCAACCCACAGACAGCCACAAATTGCCTCTCATAAAAATTATGGGAATACCCATTGACACTAAATACGGGATATCCCATATTCACTCCAAGCCGAACGCAAACGCGTCGGCAGCAACACAGACAAGCCGGACAGACCGGAACGCAGCGAGCAGCGAAAGCCGCCCCAGGCCCCGCCAGATTCAAACGGGACCGACCTGGGTACGAAAAGAAGGCGAAGACCTTCTGTTCTTTAACAGCAGATGGACGCCAGCGACCGACGCCAGTAGCGGGTCGCGGCGAGCAATACCGACAGCATCACTGATGCGCCTTGGCGACAGGGCGCATTGGGATGCACACCAACCGCCAGGAGAGATAGATGGCACGCGTATTCAGGTTTACCGAGGACGGGTGCGCACCATCCACTCACGAAGAAGCGGAGAAGGTCGCCGGGTTCCGTCTTGATCGCCGGCTCAACTACTCGATCAACCACGACGGCGAAGTTGAGGAAGAAGGCGTGTGCACCCTTCGCTGCTCGGGATGCAGCTGTGGTTGTGAGGGTGGATGTGGCTGCGGAGATATCGGATTCGGATGCCGCGAGTGCGGCTACACCGGCAAGCGGCGCCACTACTTCGGATTCCCGGCAAGAACGCCCGAGCAGCGCAAAGAAGATCGTGAGTACTTCAAGTAACCCCGCGGTAACGACACGGGGCGCCACCGCGCAACGCATGACGCCGAGCGCAGCAACGAGCAGGTGGGCCCCGCCTGGGCACCAGGGGCAACGATCAATGGGGATGAATGCGCAGGCTGATGCGCAAGTGTAAGACCTGATGGGTGGCGGGAATGACTGGACGGAAAATGCTGAGTAAGCGCCCAAGTGTCCAGTGCCAGCCCAATAAGCAGGAACCGAAATCTTCGCCCCGGTGAAACCCCGGTGTCAGCTAGGTTCCTGATAGTCACGCCCGAGATCAGCACGGGCCATCCCCACCCTCTTGCAGGCGATTCCTGGGGCTTCTAGAGCCAGACCTGAAGCATGGGAGGAAGCGCTCCCCGCCTGCACCCTCACCCTCATTTGCGCCTCCACACGGGCGCCTTTTTGCCGGTACGCCGGCACCTATTCCCTTGAGCGCGCCAAGCGCGCACTCGGCGGCCACCTCGAACGATTCGACGAGAAGGAAGGTCGCTTCAAGTACATCCCACGCAGCCGCGAGGATTACCCCATGAGCAGAACCGTTTGCCTCGACCAGTACGAACTGCAGGTCGAGATCACCCATTGCCGCGATGTCCCGCCGAACCCGAGCACCTGGGACAGCGACCTGGACTACTACGGCTACCAGGAAATGGAGTTCGAGGTCGTGTCCGGCCTGGTCTACGACGAGAACGACGAAAACCCGCAGGACCTGGGTCGCAACGGCTGCGCGGCGGTGGCGGAGCAGTACGCCGAAGAGATCGAGCAGAAGCTGTGGGATCAACTGAAAGACGAGCGCGACGGCGCCTGGGAGGCGGCATGAAAACCACAATCACCCTGTTCATTCATCAGCGCCCCGGCGAAGAGCAGCGCGCCCTGACCTGCGACCTCAGCGAATACGGCAGCTACGGTGCCCTGCTCGGGACTCGTGAAGTGGAAGTCGAGTGGGAGACGTTCGACCGCGACCCGGTGGAAGCCTTGATCGACACCTTGGAGCAGCAGGTCGAGAAGGAGCGCGCCGACTCGCAACTGCGCATCAATGCCTTGCTCGACAAGATCGGCAAGCTGCGCTGCATCGAACACCGACCGGAGATGCGCGCATGAGCACCTACCGCGTCGAATTCACTTTCCCCAAGGCCTCGCGGATGCCGGTCTACAGCGCGAAATTCGAGGCCATCACGCGAGGCGAGGCGGAACTGAAGGCCAGGGCGCAGGCCAAGGACGACGGTTTCAGCGCCACGCCGATCAAGACCGTGATCACGCTAGTCAGCAAGGAGGCCGCATGAGCCAGCACACGCCGGGGCCCTGGCTGCCGAACGACGTGCCCAGGAAGAACGCGATGCCGCCACCCGCCGCGAGGCCGAAGCCAAGGCCGCCGCCGAGCGCCGAGAACTGGAACTGAGGTTGCAGGCCGAGCAAGCCGAGCGCGCTGCCGCACAGGCTGAAGCCGACCGCATTGCTGCGGAGCAACGTGCAGAACGGGAACGAGTCGCCGCTGAAGAGCGTGCCGCCGCGGCAGCTGAAGCTGCTCGCCAAGCCGAGATCAGGCGCCAGGCCGCCGAGAAGGCGCGAATCGAAGAAGAGGCCCGCGCCCGCGAAGCTGACGTCGCGCACAAGACTGCCGTGCTCACCTCCATCAAGGAGGCCTTCATGAAGACCGGCATCACCGAAGACCAGGCCAAGTCCATCGTCAACCTGATCCGCAAGGGCGAAGTGCCCAGCGTGTCGATCACCTACTGAGGGTGCCATGAACGAGATCATCGAAGCGCCGCAGAAAGGCGCCGTCGCAACCCTGCCCGGCCCCGCCGCCAACTCCCCGATGGGAATGATGCTCGCCGCCGTCCAGCAAGGCGCCACGCTGGAGCAGGTCGAGAAAATGATGGACCTGCAGGAGCGCTGGGAGAAGTCGGAGGCGAAGAAGGCCTACGACGCCGCCTTCGCCAACTTCAAGGCTGAGGCGGTCACGATCATCAAGGGCCGGGCTGTAACGGATGGCCCGCTCAAGGGCAAGAGCTACGCCGAGCTTCACGACGTGGTCAACGCCGTCACCCCGGCGCTTTCGAAGCACGGACTCTCCTCTTCCTGGAAGCTCACCCGCGACGAGAAGGATTGGATGGAGGTCACCTGTTTTCTTCGCCACGTCGGCGGACACGAAGAGAGCGTGAGCATGGGCGGGCCGCCGGACACCGGTGGCGCGAAGAACGCCATCCAGGCCCGTGCCAGCACCAAGACCTACCTGGAGCGGTACACCCTCAAGGCCATCACCGGCCTGTCCGAGCAGGGTGACGATGATGACGGCCGGCCGCCCAAGGCGCTCAAGGTCATCACCCAGGTTCAGGCCTACCGCCTCCAGTCCACCCTCTCGCAATGCAGCGACAGCGTGAAAAAGCGCTTTGCCGAGAACTGGCCCGACCTGGCTGCAATGCCGGTTGATCGCTTCGACGCCGAGATCGCCTCGCTCGAAGGGGCGGCGCAGAAACACAAAGAACGCATGGCCCAGCAGGCCCAGGAGTAACCCATGGAAATCATTCGCGACATCGAGCAAGGCTCGCAGGACTGGCTGAACTTGCGCCTGGGCATCATCACATGCTCCGAACTGGACAGCCTGCTGGTTAATGGCAAGGGTCAAGCCGGGTTCGGCGCCGGCGCCTTCACCTATATGGACACCCTCATCGGCGAGCGCATCACCGGTGAGGCGGCTGATCCCTTCCAGGGCAATCGCCACACCGAGCGCGGCCACGAACTGGAAGGCAAGGCCCGCGAGCTCTACGTCGCCCGCACCGGCGCCGAGCTCGACCAGGTGGCAATCATCCTGAACCACGGCATCGGCTACTCGCCTGACGCCCTGGTCGGCGCCGACGGGCTGGACGAGATCAAGACCAAGCTGCCGAAGTTCCAAGTCAGCGTGATCCTGGACGGCGAGGTGCCGAAAGAGCACATCGCGCAGTGCCAAGGCGGACTCTGGGTCAGCGAGCGCGAGTGGATCGACTTCATCAGCTACTGGCCGGGCATGCCCTTGTTCATCAAGCGCATGCACCGCGACGAGGCGATGATCCGGCGGATCGCTGAGCGGGTGAAGACCTTTTACGAACTCATGGAAGAGCGCATGGAGCGCGTGATGCAGGTGGCCGCATGAGCAATCTGAACCGCTGGGAAGGCATTGGCCGTCTCGGGCAAGAAATCGAACTCCGCTATCTGCCGAACGGCGACGCCGTGGCCAGCCTGAGCATCGCCTGCGACGACTCCTACAAGGACAAGCAGACCGGTCAGAAGGTCGAGCGCACCGAGTGGGTCCGCTGCGTCGCCTTCCGCCAGACCGCTGAGTTCCTGGCCGAATGGCTGCACAAGGGCGCCCGCCTGTATGCCGTCGGCAAGCTGAAGACCCGCGAATACGAGAAGGACGGCAGCAAGCGCTACGTCACCGAGATTCACCTTGCCCAAGGCACGGAAATCATCGACTGGCCCGCGAAGGACGCCCAGCCGCGTCAGCAGGCGCAGCAGCAACAACGGCAGGACGCTCCGCGCAACGGGAGTCGCCCGCAGCCCAGTCAGCAGGCCGTGCCGCCGGACTACGACAGCTTCGACGATGACATCCCCTTCGCGCCCGCCCACTACCTGACGGGTGTGTGACCGAGCACGTGAAAGCGCTTGAGGGTCCTTCGGGGCCCTTCTTTTTCAGGAGTAACACCATGGCCTTCATGACCACCGAGGAGTTGAAGCTCCAGCGCCAGTACTACCTGGAGAGCATCCGCATGCTCTTCCCTGGAGCCGGGTACGTGAGCGAGAGATTCCGCGAACGCGCCAACGCCACCATCAAGAACATCAACCAGCAGCTCAACCTGATCGAGGATGAGCTGGATATGGCCGGGCATAGAATCTAGACGTCACGAAGGAAAAAGGCCGCCCGCTCTTGGGCCTCTTCTTCTGAATCGGCGATGAACCAAGTCGAAATCTCGGCATCTGGCGCCTTAGCCCTGTTCCTCTCTTTATTTATCTCGTCCTGCTTGTACGGCCCGCAGGCGATCGCGGAGCCTCCTTTGACTTTGAACCCGAACCAGTACTTGTTCATCGGCTGACCCTCAGCAGTTGTTTTCCGAGCTGGTTTTCTACCGCGAAGAAAACCTCCGAACAACTATTGCCAAGGTCCCCATCCCTCCCGCCAGCCGCTCCATGGACCGTTGCATTCATGGTGGAACCTATTGGTAGAACTCGCTTGCTGGGATGGTGGTGATTATCAGCTCGGGGGAGATTGTGATCTTCGTTGTCACTGGCTCTGACTGGTTGCAGTCTGTGCTCATCCCCCGCCTTGGAACTACAAGATGAGTGCCTCTCACTACCTCTACCCAGGCCCCCATGTGGGCACCGCACAGACCGGTAACCTTGCTGTTACCGGGCGATGGTCCTAGACGAATTTCGTAGTTGCCATGCGTGAGTGCACATGTGCGCTCAATGGTCTTTGTCGAACGGATTACTTCACCATCCTTGTCCGTCTCTATGAGCAACCAAGGATCCCATTCGTTTTCGCCCTTCTGCTTGAGCATCGCCTCGCCAGCTTCGTTGTACGCCCCCTTGTAGTAGACGATGAGCTGGTCGTTGGCGGTATCGCAGCTATACCCCACCAAGGTGGAAAACCAGTCGGCTTTCGCTTGCGGGGCCAGTAGAAACAGCAGCAGAAACACCTTCACGAACCACATCACGACCCTCCTCGAACATTAGACGAGTCGGATGGGGTCCGCCGTAAGCGGTAGAAGAGCAACGCTGCAGCGCCAAGCTCTAAGAGCACCAGACTCACGAAATCGCTTTGCCCGGTGAGCAGCGCCAGCACCTGAAAGACACTCGCTGCCACGAAACACCACGCCGCCATGCGGAGCCCCTTCTGTCTCCGCTGCGCATCCATTCGCATCACCACCATCCCTATGCAGATCAACCGTCCGCGGAGTGTATCCCAGCGGCACGGCATCGCTCGAACTGGAGAAAGCCATGACTCGCGAGGAAGCCTACGACGCCGTGGCCAAGCTCGCTGCCGAGCATGCCCTCATTGCCCAGGGCTTCGGCGGAGTGCTGACCATCGTTCACCCCGACACGCAGCGCGCCGAGGGACTGGAGGCGCTGTGCCTGCACATGGCCGGACTGGGCCCGCACCCGAGCACCATCGAACAGCAGAGGCAGCAGGAAGCACAGGCCGCCGCTCGCCGAGCGACCACCGAGCAGCAGCTCGACATCTTCAACGACTCCAACAGGGACACAGCAGCATGATGCTCAAGCGAATCCTGAAACACTTCCACATGTGCTGCGGCCTGGGCGGTGGCGCCAAGGGCTTCAACAACTCCACCCCGAGGGTCGGCAATGTCCAAGCCCAGTGGGAATGCCTGGGCGGAATCGACGTTGACCCAGCCGGCCTGCGCGACTTCGAGCGCCTGGCGGGCGTGCCCGGCACCTTGATGGACTTGTTCACTCGTGACCAGTACACCCGCTTCCACGGTGCTGAGCCGCCGGCGGGCTGGCGGGAGGCGACTGCTGCTGATGTCCGCCGCGCCGCGCAGAACCAACGTCCGGATGCAGTCTTCATCAGCTCCCCGTGCAAGGGCGCCAGCGGGCTGTTGTCCGAAGCCACCAGCAAGACCCCGAAGTACCAGGCCCTCAACGAGCTGACGCTGCGCTGCATCTGGCTGATGGGCGAAGCCTGGGCGGACGACCCAGTTCCGCTGATCGTCTTCGAGAACGTCCCGCGCCTGGCCACCCGTGGCCGGCACTTGCTTGACCAGATCGGCAAGCTGCTCGAGCACTACGGCTATGCCGTGGCCGAGACCACCCACGACTGCGGCGAGCTCGGCGGCCTGGCCCAGAGCCGGAAGCGCTTCCTGCTGGTAGCCCGCCATGTCGCGAAGGTTCCGCCCTTCCTGTACGAGCCAGACAAGAAAAGCCTTCGCGCCGTCGGCGACATCCTCGGCCGCATGCCACTGCCCGGGGATATCGAGGCCGCTGGCCCGATGCACCGCGTCCCCTCGCTGCAGTGGAAGACCTGGGTGCGGCTCGCCCTGGTGCGTGCCGGTAGCGACTGGCGCAGCCTGAACGACCTGGAGGTGGTTGACGGGTACCTGCGCGACCTGGCCATCGTGCCGGCCTATCGGGCCGGGTACATGGGCGTGCACGGCTGGGACGAGACGATGGGTACCGTCGCTGGTCGATCGAGCCCCACCAATGGCGCCTTCTCGGTCGCGGATCCGCGCTACGAGCAGTCGGCGCGTTGGAACCATGGCCAGCAGTTCGGCGTGCTGGACTGGCGCGAAACCGCTGGCACCATCACCGGCCAGAAGTCGCCGGGACAAGGCAAGTTCGCGGTTGCGGATCCACGGGGCGAGAGCTTCGGCAAGTATCCGGTCACCGACTGGGATGGCCACGCCGGCACCGTGATCGCCGCCAGCACCACCGGCCAGGGCGCCTTCGCTGTTGCAGACCCTCGCCCCAGTGGGGTTCGCCACAACAATGTGTACCGGGTTGTCAGCATGGATAGCCACGCGGGTACCGTCACTGGTGGCCAGTCCCCCAGTTCTGGCGGCCAGGCCGTAGCCGATCCCCGGTACCACAACTGGCATCCAGGCGCCTCCAGCCGGAAGCTGAACGTGGTGCCCTGGGAGAAGTCCTGCGGCACGGTCACTGGCTCCCAGCAGGTGGCCAGCGGCGCGCTGTCGATCGCTGATCCTCGAGTGCTGGACCGCACCAAGGGCGACCACTACCTGACTGGCGGCCACTATGGCGTGGTTGGCTTCGACCAGTCGGCCGGCGCCGTCTCAGCCAGCGCCAGGCACGACAACGGCCGCTGGAGCGTCGCCGATCCGCGCATGCCGGCGGCGGACGAGCGCCTGACCTGCATCATCCAGGCCCTGGACGGCACCTGGCACCGCCCGTTCACCACGCTGGAGCTCGCGGCTCTGCAAAGCCTGGTAGACCCTGAGGAACAGCTGATCCTTGACGGCCTGAGCGACAGCGACTGGCGGGAGCGGATCGGAAATGCAGTTCCGCCGGCGGCAGCGGAAGCGATCGCAACGGTGATGGGCACCACCCTGTTGCTGGCCGAGGCTGGGGAAACCTTCCTGCTCAGCAGCACGCCGATCTGGGTGCGGCAGGTAGCGGTGGGGTTGAGTGTGGCGCAGAAGGAGGAGCGGCCCTGAACGGGCCACTTGACCACCCTACCCGGCCGCCATCCTTGCCCGATGCGCGGCCGGTGATTGTGGTTAGCGGGCGATGCGACCGACGATCTCGTGCGCAGCGTCTATCGATGCGGATACGTATTCAGCCCCTACCCAACGGTAGGAAGCGTTGCCGAGCAAACCCGCTTCGACTTTCGGCAGAAGCCCGTTCAGATCAACGCCCTGGTCGCGTGCCTCAGTCAGCAGAGCCACAAGCGCCTGCTCCAATGCAATTTCACGTTCACTTGCCATCTATCTCTCCTTGAACCGACTCCATGTCGGGTGCCGCAAAGTACCCGAGCAGATGTCGAAGCGCCACCCTGCCCTGGTGATCACCGGGGTGGAGATCATCGACGGGGTGGCCTATGCGCAGTCGTGGCATTGCAGGGTGGTTTAGCAAAGGCAAGGCTCACAGATATGAGAGGGCCTTATCGAAGTAACCTTCGATGAAATAGGCTCCTTTGCGCTTTACGGAGTCCTGCCACAACTCGAAAAGCGTCTTGTCATCATGATTTCCAAAATAATTAATTCTCGATGAGCAGCGCGAGATGGGACCCCAGATGTGGGTATCTTCTGGAACAACCTTTACTCCGACAATCACGATTCTTTTTGCAGACCTGCAGGCTTTTACAAACTGTTCCTGATGCCATGAAACGTAATCACTGCAAATTTGAACCGTCTTTCCCTTGGCGTAAAGGGACATAGCGGGAGAAAGGCTGTCATCTACTCGGCAACGCTCGCGAGTTTCCATAAGCCCTATTGGCTTAACCGGACCCCGGTAGACATCTCCACCTCCCGCACCAAATACGGACCTAGTTATGCGCTCAGCAGGCATGTCTGGCCAGAAATTCGAGGAACCGTGAGGCTTAATCAATCTGGCATGACCAGCTCTTTTTAAGTTCCCATAGACACTCCCTATTCCGAGTGACTCGGCGGCCTGCTCAAATAGGAGATCATAGTTAAGGCTGGCGTAGACAGTATTTTTCCAACCCATTTTCTTAATCAGCTTTATATACAAGCTGTCATGAGTAGGACTATAGGAAGATAGAAACTCAGCCAATTCACGCTGAAACCTCTGAATGTTCTTGGAGAACTGCTCACAAAGAGCATTCATACCAATTTCGAAATTCGACTTGAAGATGTTGGCCAGATCCTCTGGCAGCTCTGAAGCCAAGCTCCCAGCAGCTGCCATCTCCTTAAATAGGTTCTCGCCCAAGGGCGGCCTTGCTACGCCATCCCTCTCACTACCAAAGCTTGCTCCCGCCCCAAGCAATACGAGCGTATGCATTTCTCTGCCCCCCTATTGATTTGAGCCACGAGCATACCCACTCCATGCCATGGCGCCACTACGGTGATAGGGTCAGCCATGCCTGACGAAAGCCAATCCATGAAGGTCTAGGCGAGCTAGGCTACCCGGTTGACAATCAGTCTTGCTCCCTTGCCTACATGACGCCAAAATGCGGGCAGTCAGCAAGGAGCAACGGAATGAAGCTTCGTATCACCGCCTCACTCAGCGCGTTAGCCCTTTCCGCAACTGCAATAGCTGCCACTCCTCCAGCCTTAATCCTTTGCACACCTGATGACTTCAAGCGTGTTGGAATCGAGAATATAGACGGCGCAAGTTTGGAGTCTCAACTTTTTGAGTACGGCGGCAAAGTTTCTATAACAAAGAAAGGAAGCATTAATCACTACTCATATGGAACAGGGCAAGACTTTTACAAGATTAAAGATAAAACTCCTTTCTCAAGCGACTTCCTCCATCTTCAGCTCGATCTTTTCATTGTCACCAACCAAGACCTAACCAACAACAGTGGCTTCTTGTATTTGGATGGCGACATGACGCATAATTTCTACCACATCGATCTAAGCAAGAAGCGATATTACGGAGTCATCCGAGAGTTTGGCGCCGCCCAAGCTTATGCCGGCTCCTGCACAGTACTCAAAGAATGAAACCCGACTACTCGTACCGAAACTTGGCATCCTCTTCTCTGTGATCACCGGAACGGAGATCATCGACGGGGTGGCCTATGCGCAGTCGTGGCATTGCAGGGCCATTTAGCAAGCTTTTTAAGCGCCTCAGCTATTGCTGCCGTCGAGTCCATGCTCGGCACTTCCGCCAGTCGCTTCATAGATGCGCTTCATAACTTCGATCTTTAGTTCGTCGACTGACTCGTACTCTTCTGTAGAAATCTCAACCGAAGCAAATATCAATTTTCCAATTTGCTTCTGAAGTTCATCCTTATCCTTAATCAGCGGAGCTACCTTTTCTAACTTAATCTCGTTGGATAAACCAGAGTCCATAACCTTCATTGCGGCGGCGATCTTTCCATCTTGCGTTCTTTGAAGATATGAGATCAGTTGATCGATTAGCCTAAGCTGGACTTCTTTGTAGGCAATTATTCTAGCTCGCCGATTTTGTTCCTCTGCATCCGCAAGCTGTAGGCGCTGCAACTTGATCGAATGGCGCTGGGAATTCGCCATCTCGGACATTTCTCTGCGCTGAGTATCAAGAAGCTCCCTCTGCAGATAAACGGTCTTGAGAACAGCGAGCAGCGTTACGAACGAGACAAGTGGACCAAATACCCCGCCGATGTATGAACCGAATGCAGCCCAATCGTCTGGACTAGTTGAGAGGGGTCCGGGAAATGGAATTCGATAAAAACATACCGCTGCCAGCACCGAAATAAGGATGCCAACAATGGAGGCTTCGATTATCCATCTAGTAAATACTTGGCGGATAGAACGCGCACCTCCTACACCACCACGCATTTCCTCCTCAATCTTGCTCACCCCATCTTCTGAAGTTTGCGCGCTCCCGTCCATTAGCGTCTCCATCTACGACGACCTTAAAACGCGCAAGTCTTACTCAACTCCATGCCATAGCGCCACTACGGCGAAGGAAGGAATCCCCTATGCCCAATCAAAATGAACCGCTGGCCATCGCTGGAATCAACCCGGCCGATCGGCGCTGCTGCTTGGTTGCCCAGCAGTCAGTCGAAGATGTCATGGAAGCCTTGGAGCAAGGCCTGATCATCGTCCCAGTGACGGCCGATACAGCTCGCGAGATTTTCGGCCAAACCATCGACGACTTGTGCGTGATCGCCCGATGCGCCGAGTGATCTTCTGCCGCCACACCGGCAAGCCAATGCCCTGTGGCTGCCTGAACTGCATCCCCGTTCCACCCAAGTCCTGATCCATCCCATCGACCCGCCACACCCGCCAGGGAGGCTCTTCAATGCAACCGATCATCTACGTAGCCGGCCCATACCGTGGGCCGGACAGGGAAGCTATTGCCGCCAATATCGAGGCAGCCCGCCGCCTGGCGCTCTACGTCTGCACTCTGGGCTGGTTCCCGCTCGTACCGCACATGAATACCGCCCACATGGATGCCGACCTGCCCGACCTGGGCGATGCGTTCTGGCTGCGCGGGACCATGGAATTGATGGAGCGCTGCGACGCCGTGGTGCTGATCGAGGGCTGGGGCCACTCCGACGGCACCCTGGCCGAGATTGCCCGGGCCGACGCCCTGCGCCTCCCCATCTTCCGCTCGAGCGACCTGCTACCCAGCGCCGCCGAGTTCATCGACTACCTCTTTGCCAAGGAAGGAGAGCCTGCATGAGCACCGACCGCGAACTGCTGGAACTGGCTGCGAGGGCTGTCGGCTACGACACGGACCATAGCTGGAACGCTTCGCGCCTTGAGATGGATCCGCCAGTGATTGCCATGGTCGTCCATGATGCCGCCGGCGAACTGGTCAGCACCGGCTGGAATCCGCTGGACAACGACGGCGACGCCCTGCGGCTGGCTGTGCGGCTCAAGTTGGAAATCGAGCAAAACCAGGTGTCGGAATCGGAAGAGTCGTGGTGCTGCGTATCGGGATACGGACTTTCCGTCATGGAAGAGTTTCGGTCGGAGCCGTCGCGGTTTGAAGCCACACGCCGCGCCATAGTCCGCGCTGCTGCCGAGATAGGGAGATCAATGCCATGACCACCAGCATGCAGCCCTCCGCCATCCAGCGCCGCATCGAGCAGCAGCTCCAGGGCGCCAGCATCTACCTCCACAAATCCAGCGGCGTCCGCTACCGGGTGGCCTACACCTCCGGCGGCGTCAGCGAACTCCACCCCATCAGCGGCGCCAGCAGGCAAGTGCCAGAAGAGCAGCTGAGCAACGCGGAAGTCTGGGAGCGCCAGCCATGACCGCCAATGCGGAGAGAGGATTAGAAATCGTAACCCTCCTGCCACCCATCGTGCTCAGCCTCGGCGGAGAACATTTCATCCTCAATCCCTGAATAGTTCATCATCGATCCCGTCTCGTCATGCTCGTAGTTTTCACTGCCGGGCGTGTCGTATCCGGTGTGGTTGCCGACAACCCTCAGAGCGTCCTCCGGACCTTGTTCATCAAGAGAAGAAACCAAGCTGTTTTCTTTTGGCGCAGTCATGGGGAACTCTCCCTGCGTGGCAGACATGTTGGTATCGCTCGACTCGAAACTTGCCTCGTACCACGTTAGCCAATCCTGACCGCACCGCCATCTTCCCTGCCCCACCAACTGGCGGCGAGAGTCGGCGGAGAGAGGTTTCGCATGCCCTGCATCCGCTTCGGCGGGGCCATCGTCTGTGTCAGCCCGAACTTCCGCCTGCCGCTCGAGGATGGCCGGCGGGTATTCATGGAATGGCACAGCTACCTGGGCCCCACCTTCTTTCACGACCGCGCCAGGTCTTGCATCAACGAGACCTGGTACGAAGACCCATTGATCTGTAAGGCGCTCGACTGGTTCACCGGTCGCGGCTGCCGCGCATAACCCAGCGCCAGCGCTGACCAGTGAGGTAATCCACCATGTCCGCAGCAGAAAAAGACGATGGGTTGGACAAGGTTTCCGAGAAGCAGATGGCCGCGCTACTCGGTACCACGGTCCGGTCCCTCCAGGCGCGCCGCGCCCGCAAGCAAATCCCGGAAGGCGTCTGGATCAAAAACGGCCGCCAGATCATCTACAGCAAACGGAGATATGACGAATGGCTCGAGAGTCAGTGGGTATGCCCACCGGGGTGGAACTCTTCCGCAACTCCCTCCGTATTCGCTTCACCTGGCACGGACGACGCTGCAGTGAAACGCTCCCGTATCCCACCACGCAAAAGGGGATCAAGGCTGCATCCCAGCTTAGGGATCAGGTAGTCGGCCTGATCAAGCTCGGCCTCCTGGATGACGCCAAGTATGCCGAGCTGTTCCCCTGGTCGAGCGGTGCAGCCGGTGGCGGCCACCGCTTTAACGACTACGCCCAGCTCTGGCTGGACAGCCGCGAGATCACCCCGGGCACCTACCAGAACTACAAGAGCTGCCTGAACCTGTACTGGATGCCACACCTGGCGCTGACCCGGATCGACCTGATCACCACGACCGCCCTACGTCGCATTCTCTCGGCAACGGAGTGGACCTCACCGGGGGTTAAGCGCAATGCGATCGTGCGGATCTCGACGATCCTTAAAGCTGCGGTGGCAGATGGATTGATTGATAAGAACCCAGCAGAGCCGCTGGAGCTACCGCGGCGTGCGCGGAAGGAGATCGACCCGTTCACCCTGGAGGAGGCGACCCAGATCATTGAGAGGCTGTACCAGATGGAGCATTGGCCGAGCCGCATCTACGCGGCCCTGTTCGAGTTCCTATTCTTCACCGGCTTGCGCATTTCCGAGGCACTGGCCCTGCGCTGGGAGTCGGTGAACGTGGAGAAGCGCCAGGTGCACGTCTGCCGCACAGTGGCCCTGGGTGAGGTGGTGGAGCGGACCAAGACGGGTAATGACCGTTTCGTCCTGCTCAACGAGCGGGCCCTGAACGCCCTCCAGTATGCCAAGGAGTATGCCGAGCGTCGGAAAAACGGCAAAGGAAAGGTGAAAGAGACTCCCTACGTTTTCCCGCCCTCGAAGAACCGGGAGTACGTCACGCAGACCTCCGACGTGCATTTCCAGTGGCGCCCTACCCTGGCCGCACTCGGGATCAGATACCGCCCGCCATACAATTGCCGTCACACCTATGCGACAATCTGCTTAATGTCCGGCATGAACCCCGCCTTCATCTCCCAGCAGCTTGGCCACAGCGTCCAGATGTTGCTGTCGACGTATGCCCGCTGGATCAACTCCTGCTCCGACTGGAGCGAGCTTGAAAAGTTGAATATCGGTATCAAATCGGTATCAGCCGAAGGCGCCACTTCGTAA